ATGGGATCTCAAGCTTCGCCGTCAGGCACTCGACTGGATGGCGTGTACAGCGAGAGAGAGTTGTTCAGGGAGGTCTTAATTCGCAAAGGCTTTGACGAGCTTGAAGGGCTTCCCTCTCTCTTGGACAAGCTCCTTCAGACCACTGCCATCAACTCTGCCTACTTGGGGTTCTCAAGAGAGCTGACTCGCCACATTCGAGCTGACCTAGCCGAAACGCAGCGTTCCGACTAAAAGGACTCCGAGCCACTATGGCGCCATCATGTCAATTGAGTCAAAATCTCAGGCGGCACATCAGCTATCAAGCGCCCGTGCATTGACTTAGGTGGGACTCATGGGAAGAAAGTGGCTCAAGCAGGAAAAGCGGACGAAGGAACAGCTGTTCGATGCTTTGGTGAAGAACGCGCTAGGGTTCGTAGAGACGTCACTGGATCACGTCAAGGAAAGACCCAAGAACTCTATCGTCGACCTGTATACGGCCATTGAGCTCTTTCTGAAAGCACGCCTAATGGCGGAGCACTGGACGCTTATGCTGTCCAAACCTGAGACAGCCGACCTCCAAAACTTGTATGTCGGAGACTTTCTTTCCGTCTATCTCGATGACGCTCTGAAGCGGATCCATTCGATACTTGGAGAGAGAATTGACACCGCCGCCTCCGAAAACTTCAAAGCCCTAGGTGAACATCGCAACCAAATCGTCCACTTCGCTCATTCTGGTCATGACGACTTCGCAGCCACTCAAGCGGGCGTCATCGTTGAGCAGTGGGCCTCATGGCACTACCTATATGCCATGCTCACAGAGACATGGAAGGACGTTTTCGAGCCTTACAAAATTGAACTTCAAAAACTGAACCTCCGCATGATGAGGCAGCGTGATTTTCTCAATTCTCGGTTCACGATCCTCAAGCCGCAAATCGAAATCGAGATGAAAAAAGGCAAGACGATCATCGCGTGCGGGCACTGCGAGCTGGCGTCAGCATTGGCGGGTGAAGTACACACCTGGGGGACAGATTACAGTTGCTTGGTGTGCGGGGTCAGTGACACTGCGGTGGTGAAAGTTAACATCAAATTACCCTGCCTAGGATGCAATGAAGAAATAGAGTTCTTTGATGCAAAGCTCACCGAGTGTCCGACGTGCCACTTTGCTTTCAACACCGACTCTTTGATTGATCTCTGTACCGCTCACATCCATGAGGGGGATCAATGGTGGGAGGAGGGTGCCGAGCATATCGCTTCTTGCCATAAGTGCGAGTGTCTCCGACCTTCTGTGTTCTACATCGACGGATTGTGGAGCTGCGTTTCGTGCTTCGATCGAGGATGGCAAGCAGTTGCCTGTGAGCGTTGCTATGAGTTTGTGACTGGAGACATGGAGAGAATCAAGTATTTCGCGTGCTACAAATGCGAGGGGAAGGTGCGCCAAAATATAGATGCGATGGTCGCAGCTAGCGCGGTGCCTGGAGAAAATCAGGACACCCACGAGCAGCCATGATCTCTGCAATGAGCACGTGCTTGAGGTTTAACCAATCCCAAGAAGGGGGGGTGGAAGGTTAATCTGGATCATTCTGAAACCGTCGGCTTTCATCAAACAGTGGCGGATCTACTCTATTGTTTTCGCCCAAAACCTCCGTGCAGTTCAATGGAGTACCTTCGTCGTGAGTTTCTCGCTGAATACTTCGGAGGCACCCGAGAAAGTTTCGGTCGTCGCTAGCCTGATCATTCATCTCGGGCAACCAGAGCGCTGCTCTTCCTTAATTATACGAGGCTTCAAAGATGGCCAAGAATGATAAGTTCTACCCCAAAGGTTATTTCGACGAAAATCCTGGCAAGTATCCCGAGTCATTGGAGCAGCTCAAGGGACATGAATTTCATTCTGTTGCGAGGATACGCCTGGGCGGGAATGAAAATCGCACCCTGCTTGCCCTCTTTCGCCCAAAACAGCTGGCAGCTTTTTTTGAGTATCTTGAGGGCGAGATTGGCAAGGCGAAGAAAGTTGCAACAGCAAAGTTAAGAGTGGCGACCAATCAAATTAGAGTGAAAGACGCTGCTTTGAAAGTAGTTCGTCGAGACCTTTCAGCTGCCAGAACCAATCTCGATGAAGTTGAGGAGGCTCTGTCGGAGGCCATCGCTAAACGGGACAAGGCACTGGCCCAGATGGAGAGGCTCTCGAAGAAGTCCCTCCAGCCTTCTGCTGATGCCCAAGAGCTGAAGGAAGTTAAACGCGAGCTTGAGAGGGTTAAATCACTTTTTGATACGCAGCGCGAAGCCAAAGAACGGTTGGAATTCCGTTTCAGTGCTCTTCAGTGTGATTATGATCGCGACTCAAGCGCGCTAAGTATCACTCAAAACAACAACGCGCAGCTCATGAATAACTTACGAGTGGCTTACGATATTTTAGAGGCGAAGGGAATCAGCATTCCTGGAGTCGAGCAGACCTCGGGGATGGTTTCTGGAAGTACAGTTCTCGGTGACAGCAGTGTCATCATGCGTAGCAATAAGCCCCTGCCAAATGGCAATCCTGGGACTCGTCGCTAACTAGGTGCAGGTCTATGGCCAAGAGTATCTCGCCCTTAGTGCCATTGTCGCTGTATGACAGTTTCAGACCCAGTTTGAATGAGGCTTCCCATGCGATCAGCAACCGCCTATAACCCGATGCACGTCTGAGCTCAATCCCTTCCTGGACACATCCCTCTAACATCAGCTTTTTCACGCGCGGGCCGCTGCCATCTCGGGCGTGAAAACCATGCAAACCTCACCTCGATGCCCTCTTTCCGTAAGCGTCCGCTCAACACACCTTGTGTGCTCAATACGAGCCTGTACTTATACGACGGCGGTTCTCTGACTTCGTCGTCCGTCTGGGTAACACATTTTCCTCACTGCTTCGCTTAACGCGATAACTGAGAGTGCTTGTGTGCCACCATCATCCTTAATGCTGGAGTTCGGAAGGTGACTTGCCCGGACGCTTACCCATCTGTGGTTAGCCCACCCGCCCCCTAAGAGAGTGTCCCCCAGGCCAACGTCTCCTAAACTAAGGGTGATTCTGTATGTAACCCGGGAGTTCGAGGGGGAAGGAGAGACCTTCACATGAGGCTCGTACTTCGATAAAAGTAATTAGAGGAACACCGAATACCAATCCAATACTTTCCCCCAGCTGACCATCATTGAGTCAATGTAGCGGGCAAGGTACGCGTGTAGCTGTTGGGCGTGAAGAGCTCCGGGCGAGGTCGTCGGTGTCAAACCGGCGACTTGGTTCTTCCGTCACCCTGGCAAGATGAAAGTCTGTTTTGCAGTAATGCGCATTATCTTTGGCCAGGCTCTTCACGATGGCGGCTGCTCAGCATCTGCTAATGACAACCATAGTCTTCGGGCCAAACAAGACAGCTAGTATGCTATTGCTGTTTTCTATGCTCCCATTCCTCATCGCTGACGACGTTCATGATGGTCGTCATCGATGAGAAAACATGGAGTTCAGGGAGGTTGCTTACGATGATGTCGTTCTCGAAGCGATGGTGTGCAATCGAGGGAAACAACTCTTCCGGCACGGGATGCAAAGCATTGGGGTTGTGAAACATGTTCATGCCTTCGCCCCAGGTTTCCTCGCAGGTTTCGTCAACCTCGTACGTGAAGGTTTTTGGAAGCGACGCATTGGGATCATGGTCATGGTAGGTGCCCATGCGGAACATTCGGACGTTGCTTTCGCCGAAGCCGGCTTGCTTGCCCATTCTGTTGAATTTGGAGATGGTGCCGCTTGCGGAAAACATGATCGCGCTGATGTTTTCGGTGTTTGGTTGGAAGAAGAAACCGGATGGGATTTCCTTGGCGCCTACGATGTGCCTATCGATTTTTTGCGTGGTGATGATTAGCTTGCCGGACTCGTCGTAATGATGATCATGGTGTACGCCGTAGAGATAATTTATGAGCGCGGTGGACGTCCAAAGCATGGACTGATTTTCATGGAAGTCGGCAATGGCAATCACCAGGGGCTTACCCGCAACGTGTTCGAGCTCCCAATATTTTTTCTGAAGCTTCGAAAAGAGGGGGCTTCCGAACCTGATCGGCATTTCATTCCGAGTTTTTTCCTGTATCTGTTCCGGCGTCATCTGGGCGATCTTTTCTATGTCAGTATCTGTCACATCGCCCTTGCGTCCAACGATAGTCGCTTCGATCGCGACGGTGTGCCCGTACTTTTCGACAATGAAGTCAGGGGCGTGGTGCTCACGATCGAAGAAAAGCTGTTCTTCGATCAGGTAAGCGTTGAGATACAGCTCCCAGACCCGGGCGTCGAAGCCTGTAGTTTGGAATTGCTCAACGAAATTTCCGTCGATGTCGACGAAGTGAGGCATCATTTCTCGGATGATGCCTCTAGCTGCCACGTGGGAGGGTTGTGTGGACAAAATGCGGAAGTAGGGGTGGAGCTTTTCATCCGCTCTTACCGGGGTAAAAATGTCGATTGGTTCCCCGTCTTCATCGTCCTGCTCGAACACTGTCTGCCCGGTCAAAGTCAGTGACTTTATCCGGTCTGCCAACCACACATGAGCGATTTTAGGGCTTTCCATGGACACATTCTGATCAATGCATCGGTAACGTCCCAGTGCATCTCTGCCCAGCAAGATCGCCGAGAAATCTTTGTCGAAGATGTCGATAAGAATGACACCTAGGACGGATTCATCTTCGTTGGCGAACCACGCAATCTCACGAGTAAAGCACTCGGTCATCGGGCTGCGGGACTGACCTATCAAGGCTGAAAATCGCTTCAATTCCATTTCTTTGATCAAAAATTCAGTCATTTGCATCTCCATGTAGTTGGCGTGGTGGACTGCACCCGGAACCGTAGACATCTCCAGCCTATGCTCGGTGTATCTCATACTTATATGAAGATGTGCAGCGAACTAGTCGATTTTCTGTGTATGGGTGTATTACTCTCCGACTACGATTGTATCTCCATTCGGCACGATGGCTTTGTCACCTAACGTCCAAGGCGCCGGGCAATCTCACGCACACCAACACTTTGCGCCCGAAGCAGCCCAATCTCTTCTCGCTCTGCGAACGATAAGTACCGTCCTGATATGTGGTTCGACATGAATAATGGCATCCCGCCCCGATGACAGAACCAGCGTGTGCCTACCGCTGATGAAACGCCAACGGCCTCCGCTGCCTTTTCGCTTGTGATACGGGTCTCGATCTGTTTCCAAAAGAGCCGTTCGATCTCACTGAGAAGTGACGGCGCACCTGGCGAACGCATGGCTCCTCGCCCCGTCAGCTTCTGCATCCAGCCTGCAGGTCGCCCCATAAACACCTCGATCAAAGGTGTTGCGACGACCGGTTGAATTCGCCCAGTATGCGAGTCGTTTATTTCGCCAGCGGCTCTGGCGTTATCGCATGCGCCAAAGCATGAGTCGCCGGGGAAATTGCTGGGACAATGCGCCGATGGAGCGTGTGTTCCGCAGTTTGAAAACCGAATGGATACCGACCACGGGTTATCGAACGGCCCAAGAGGCCCAGCGCGACATCAGTCATTTTTTGATGCATCGGTACAACTGGATTCGGCCCCATCAATTTAACTGTGGGCTGGCGCCAGCTCAGGCCGAGAAAAAACTTAATGTCGTGTCCGGGATAAGTTGACCACTACAGATCGTCTCGATGCTGCTGAAGCTACTTATACCTACTGGGTAAATTCTGCGGAAAAATGAAGGACGATGCTCCGTGTCGGCATGGACAGATTTTTAGGTAGATCGCGCACGCAGCAGCAGGTTAATTGCTGCGCTGCACATCCAACCATTTTGTCTGTGCGGTCTATAGCTGTCCGAGCCTGCCGCCGAATACCTTAGGAGCCAGATATGTCATTCGCAAACGCGCACCAGGCAGCAATGAAGCTGCAAAGCAAAAAGGGACACTGCCTACATTTCAGTGATGGCATCCAATGCAACGAAATTATCGCGGCCCACTCTATCCAAAAACGGGGGCAACTGGGACTGATTGCTGAAGCCGGCCATGTGTATCGACTCAATGCCGATCTTTCGACCCTGAAGGAAACGGGAGGGAAACCACTACCAAAAAAAATTGGGGTGAATCGCGCGTCGACGTTTCCAGGGATGTGCAAGCAGCACGACAACAAGCTTTTCTCACCCATTGATGATCGGCCCCTTTCGGTCGATCCGCACCAGGTGGCGTTGTACGCATATCGCAGTATCTGCCGAGACTATTTTGTCAAAGAGAACGCATCGAAGACTCTGACTGAGATGCTCGAGCACCAAGGACTGACACCTGACCAGCGCCGATTTCTGATCGGCGCGACCCATGGACAGTCCCTTGGTTTTGAACGCCTCAAGCCCCACAAACTCATATACGATGAATTCCTAGCAGCCAACGATTTTACCGAGCTGAAATTCAACATCTTTGGCTCGACGTCTCGATGGTCGATACAAGCCTCGGGGCTGATATTTCCTGATTTTGATTTTCAAGGGCACCAACTACAGAACTTGGGGCCCGAAACCAGCGATCTGGATCTTCTGGTCTTCTTTACAGCTCCGACCGAATACGGTTGGGCGTTTGTTCTGGCATGGCATGAATCAAGCAATCTCAGCTGCCAGCGATTCATTCACTCCGTAGCGAAATCAGGACGCAGTGGAGCAATAATTGAGGACATGCTGCTCAGATTCTCACTCGCGTGTTGCGAGAACCACGCGATCCGGATCTCCTGGTGGGACTCGCTACCTGCCGTAGCGAAAAATCAGGCCTTAGATTTCATGGCGTTCATGGCGGATCCTACATTGGGGATACGCGCTGACTACCTAATGACGGGTTGCGAGGGGCTGGCGGATTGGTCGTTTGACAACGTTCGAGATGTAAGTTGAACCGTACAAATTGTCAGAAAATACATCAGTCATGGGCCGACGTTTCGCTTCTAACCCGATCAGAGCTCGCAGAGGAAGGGGCGACCCTCACGGATAGCCGAGCATTAAAGAAAGGCTGCCAAAGAGAAACATCAAGATGATGCCTACGACGGTGACCAATAAGCTCAGCCCTTTATGCCCTCCGTAAAGCGCTCGCAACCCTTCATTACTATTCCGAGTTGTCAGGTGCAGCAGTCCACCCAAAGCACAAAGAACAGTTAAGTGTAACAACGGCTCGGTCAAGTTACTGGCGTCCGGCGCATATGTAGGTTTTCCTGCACTGACCCACCATTTGATCGCTTGAAACAGCCCATATATGTATATGGCAAGCCACAGCCCCCATCCCGACGTATTGACGACAAAGAAAAGGCAGTGCGGCATGCTGATAGTGGGAAACCATCTCCTCAGCAACTGGATCGCAGCGCAGTGGAATCCCCAACGTAGAACGCTGATGCTATATAGCAGGATTGCAGTCGAAGCGGTCACCAACACCCAGGCCATTTTCTTGAGGCGACTGACGATTTTCAATGCCTCGGCAACCGACACTCCAGGCCCCACAGAACTTCCATAAGCCCACTCCAGGCTGAAGCCGGCTATCGCCGCCCACACCCCAGCAACAACAACTGGCAATCCCCAGAGCCCCTTCAGCCGCAAATGGATCGGCCTTCTGGTAGGGGTGAAATCCAACGGTTTTACAACGACAGGAGCTATCAGGAGCAGGGCGTACTTACTAACCTGATGGTCGCGAATTTTAGACCAGGCGAACCTTAAAACGGACAACGACATTATTACCTCGGGCGGAACCAGTGGCGGAGTTACATCCCTAAAATCCCTGTTCAGGGGTAGGGCTAAGCGGCGTATTACTGGGTGCTAAAAGCTCAGGCATTCCCCCATTTGCCGCGGCTAAGCATTCTTTGAGCTTATTTATACTCAAGACTTCGGCGCCACGATGTACGACTGCATGGCAGTTCGGGCACAGCGGTATCAAATCGGTTATTGGATCGAGCTTGTATTCCGCGCCGATCGTGCTCAGGGGTACGATGTGATGAACATGGACAAGCCCTTTGGCGATCTCGCCGTAGACCGAGCCGAAGTCGAATTTACAAGCTGCACACACGGCCTTGTGATGCCGAATACATGCTTCCCGGGCCTGATCATTGCGCTCGTCATGCGAAATCCTGTGCGCTAGCTTGTCTGGAGGAGCAGTGAAAGTAGGGGGCGAACAGCGGTGAACGACGGAGTCGACAACGTGCCGCTTCGCTTATAGCATCAGGCAACACGCCCTTCAAAGCGCCATATAGCAGTAATTCGCCAAGGAACGTCGAACGTGATCACCAAGATCCGCATCCGTGGGTACCGCATCTACAAAGATTTCCTGCTAAAGCCCAACCCCGGCGTGAACATCCTGGTCGGAGACAATGACGCCGGTAAATCCACCTTAATGGAGGCCATCTCACTAGCGCTCAACGGGCGGATCGGTGGCAGAGGAATCCTGGAGGAGCTGAATCCTCACTGGTTCAACACCGAGATGGTGGCTGAATTTCTTGCTCTCAGGAATGCGGGGAAGAAGCCTAAACTCCCGGAAATCATGATTGAGCTTTACCTGCAAGACACACTGGAACTCCAGGTGTTGCTCGGCGCCGTTAACGCGGACGTCCCAACGAACGCCTGCCCAGGAATCGTTCTGTCTATTGCCCCCAATGAGGAGTATCAGGATGAGCTGGATGAATGGCTGAAAGCCCCATCCGTGCTGCTCCCTGTCGAGTATTACACCTACGAATGGCGCTCCTTCGCTGATAGAGAACTCACACGACGGCCACGGGCGCTCTCGGTGGCCACCATCGATTCTCGCACGGTCAAATCCGCCGCCGGCGTTGATTACCATCTCCGCCAGATCCTTAGCGACCACTTGGAAACATCCGAGAAAGCACAGATCTCGCTGGACTACCGCGGCATCAAAGCATCCATGACTGATGGTGCGCTGGCACCGGTGAACAAGCGACTTTCCGGTCTGGGCGCCGCGCTACAGTCAGAGCCTATGGCGCTGGCAATGGATCAGACATCTCGTACGTCTTGGGAAAGCGTGGTTACTCCACATGTCGACGGGCTCCCGTTCGCGATGGCAGGCCAGGGGCAACAGGCTGCTATCAAGATCTCTCTCGCGATGAAGCGTCATTCCTCGAAGGCGAACATCGTGATGATAGAGGAGCCTGAAAACCATTTATCTCACACCAGCCTGACAACCCTACTCAATCGCATTGAAGATCTGGCGACGGAAGAGCAGCAGCTTTTCATTTCGACTCACAGCACCTACGTGTTGAACCGGCTCGGCCTAGATGCATTGCTGCTTCTTCACCGCAACAGTGCGTCCAAAATCACAGAACTTGATCCGGATACAGTGAGTTACTTTCAGAAGCTACCTGGCTACGACACCCTCCGCTTAGTGCTAGCGAAAAAAGTCGTCTTGGTCGAGGGGCCATCCGACGAAATCATATTCGAACGCGTCTACAACGATTGCTTCGGCGCACGCCCGATGGCCCACGGGATAGATGTCATCAGCATGCGTGGACTAGCACTGGCGCGATGCCTTGAGCTTTGCGCAGCGATCAACAAACCTGTAGCAGTGATGCGCGACAACGACGGCGTTGACCCAATCGACCTACGTACTCCGGTTCTAAAGTGGCTGGACGTGAAGCGCAGAGAGCTGTTCATCGGCACCGTCGCTGACGGCACCACGCTCGAACCCCAGCTCATCACCGCGAACGGCGAGTCTCAGTTGCGCAAGATGCTCGGTATCACTGCAGCAGCGACCCTATTGACCTGGATGGCGCGCGAGAAAACAGAAGGGGCAATTCGACTGGCTGAGTCGACTGAGGTCCTCAGCCCACCGGCCTACATGAAGGCCGCTGCGGAGTTTATCCACAATGCCTAACCTTCTGACCTTGGCTGTCGCTGGTGGTAGAAAAACTCAAGGACTGGTCGATCACTGCAAAGAGTTACCTACCGATCGGCGTGTGCTCATTGTCACGTTCACCCAGACGAATCAGCAGGAACTGATCCATCGCCTCGGCACCCAGGTCGGCGATCGCCACAACCTCGAGGTTCTGGGCTGGTACACATTCTTGCTTCGCCACTTTGTAAAACCGTTCCTGCCATTCAAATTCCCGGGGGAGCGGGTAGGGGGCTTCAACTTCGAAGGTCGCCCTAGCATGTACGCGAAGGACAAGCAGAGATTTATGGATGGTAGCAACCAGATCTACGCATGCGAACTCGGCCGCCTCGCGCGGGAGCTTATGGCGGCCACCCCGGCGTTGATACGCAGACTTGAGTGCCTCTACGCCGAAATTCTGATCGACGAGGTACAAGATCTCAGTGGCTACGATTGGGAAATCGTCCATGAATTACTTGAGTCGCGGATCGACGTCCTCATGGTTGGCGACGTGCGCCAAGCGGTGCTCTCAACAAACCCTAGGGGACAGAAAAATAAACAATATGGGTATGCAGGTGCACTTGAATGGTTCCTTGCACGCGAAAAGGGAGGGCTGCTTAGCATTGAGTATGCGACCACGACTTACCGCTGCCGAACTGAGATCGCGACATTCTCTGATTCCATTTTTGATGCGTCATGGGGCTTTCCAGAAACAACGTCAGAGAACCACGTAGCGTCTGAGCATGATGGCGTGTACTTGCTGCACTCCAAGCATGTCGACCAATACGTTGAAAGGTACCGGCCTCAATGCCTACGCAGCACTATAGCTTCTGGCAAAGAGTTCCCGTTGGACTTCATGAATTTCAAAGTGTCGAAAGGCGCCACATTCGAGCGTGTGCTAATCATGCCTACGGCGCCAATAAAGTCCTTCATTCAGAAACAGATCTGTTTGGAATCAACATCAGCGGCTGCTTTTTATGTTGCAGCTACTCGGGCTAAGCAAAGCCTGGCGATCATCATCGATAAACCTGGGAGCTCGAAACTGCCGGTTTGGGCGCCGTAACTTGAGCAGCAGGGCGCCTGCGAGGGGGCAAACTGTAGTTCTAGGCAACAACCTATATTCTCTCTGGCGCAATCACTATTTGGGGTTACCCCAGGGACTGGTTAGCTAGGTGCGGCATTTAGGGTCGCAAGGGCCGACAAGCAAGTCCCCCGACTCTTTATGTTGTAAGACCATTGCACTGTCAGCTCAACCAGCCTTCGCTAGGCAACATCGCGAAAGTCCTTGGCATGTGAGATTCATGTTCAGCAACCAGCGATACCAATAACAATCGTCATGGAGATAGAGCAATGGAAGGTCCTAAGCAAACCTCGCAGGACATGTGGAATGGGGAGGACGTGCTTAAGCCGAGCTTCATCACCATTCGCCGGCCGTTGAAAAGCGGCTTTTGCGTTGACCTATATCTTCAGGTCTTCGAAAAAGTTTCCATGGACAAATGGCGGTCACTGCCCGAAGACAGATGGCATCACCTAGCAACGATCGAGCCTGGCTGGATTACGATGTATCCCATCTACACCAACCCACACACTCAGCGCTATCGGAGCCCTAAGAACGGAAACGTGGGTTGCATCCTGTACAGCCATCAGTCGACGCGCGACTTTCCAGACACTCCGGATGATGCCGTGCTCTATATCAACGTCAGTCTCCCTCGCAAACTGTTTGATTCCTGTGATGAAGGGCTGGGGCTTGTGAAACAGCTCACCCCGCTCTGGCGAGGCTTGCGATTCGCTCCTGGTTTAAAAACCCTAGTCATATCGGATGATATTGACACCTCGATCACAGACGACATTGTCTTTGTGAGTGAGGCGAGGGTGGACGAATGCCGTAGAACATGCATGCGGATTACCCGGGCCCGAAAAAGAGCGAGACGTCAGCCCAGTTGCACTGGGTGATGAGCCAGGTGTTTCCGACGCTGATCCCCAATGTGGTGTTCGAAGGCAGTCTGTTAAGGGCTTTTCAAAGTAACGTCTCTTTATTTCGCGATTGCCTCAATGCTCGTGACGTACAGCAAGCGTCGCGTCCGAGAACTAACATAGCACGTAATTTAACATAATATACATTATGCGAACCTTCGTATTGGAGTGTCAGGGTCAGTGGAGGCCAGATTTCACGCAGGCCAGACCTTTATCAGGTTCCTTCTTCGCTGCGGCTGCGATGGCAGGAACACATTGAGCATGCATGAAAACAGCGTCATCAATCCTCAACGCGACCGTGATGAGCTGCAATGCAAAGCAAGCAACATGAAACCAATTGGGTTTTGTAGACATTTCACATCCTCTGACTATGCCGGATCGGCGATGAGTCAAATATGCTGAAATCTACAATGAGTTGGCAGTGGTGAGATCCGGGCATCTCTCCAAGTCTAATGCTCGAATCTGCTTATGAAGATGGTCGATGCCGATAGACACTCCGCAGATAGAAACAAACGAACCAATAAAATTATGTAAATCTCCGCCGAACTTACTGGCTTCCCCAGGATGGTCAGTCCAAAGGGTTAACCTGCCATAACTGACGTGTTCTAGGCCTTCATGACAGACTAACCAAGCGTGCCGAATAGCGTTAACGAGGCCATGGCGGGCACTTCCATAGCTCGGATCGTTGGGTTTTTGATACTTGGCACGCAGGTGTCTTGCATACGCTATTTTTTGAGCAATTGGGTCGCTAGCTTGAAGACCTTTAAGAGCCAAGTCTTCCCGCCATAAAGCCTCATCGTGAGGAACGTAGGTCTTATCCCGAACCGAATTTTTTCTTCGCAAAACGTACTCAGCGAGTGTTGATGTCAGATATCTCGCTGCTGCTCTTAATTCTCCTGGTGTGCAGGTAGACCCCAAGGACGCACATTTTGAAGAGAGGATTTCGAAGATTTTCGGGTGTAGCTCATTAAACTTAGTCGTCATACTTTGGCTATGACGCAGTTTCATACGTTCATGACGAGACCTTTCTACAGAAGGCATTCTGGTGTTTCCATTCGATTAGACGATGAGTTGCAGTCTACCGCAGATCCTAACTAAGGCTTGAACACGGCACTTTCTAGTGGCACCCTACTCTCAATATACCTTCTAGTTATAACTCTACTAAATAGTTCTTTAGTTTAGTTATATTAAATCAACGATTTACCAGCCTCGGTGTCAGAAAAAGAACAAGCTCCGTACTGGTGGAAACCGTGGACTTACTAGTGAAAAGCCACTTGAAGCCAGGGATTTTGCCAAAGAAAGGCACACTTTTAGTCACGGTGCTATCAACGTCTGAGTAAACACCTCCCAAAGCAACAGTCTGGCCGAATCCAGAAAAAACACGCGACGTTAGGGACGTTGTCTTTATAGGTGGCACCCCATTCATTGCATTCGAATAATCCGGCTCATTCTTCGACAGAATGACATCAAGCAAAACACCCTTCTCGTTCACCAAAGGTGTGACGTCCAAAGACAGAGCAGCTTCTTTAAAAGAAATCGACGTTGAGCCCTCACCGGCAGATTGTTGGTAAGGAACCTGAGAGCCTTTAACGATCTTGGCCTGATGCCGGTCAGACGTATAAACCCGAGGACTGGAGATCACCCTGCCCTTACCAAGCTGCTCCATAGCACTCAATGTTGCATCAAGACTCACTGCCCTTGAAACAATGCCGACACCTGCGACAGCAGCAGATGAGAGCCCTAAAGGGACAGAACCCACAACAGTTCCAGCACCGCTACCGATAGAACCGCCCCACTCCACTCCAAGATTTTTAGAATAGGAGCGATCTACTTCAACTATCCGAGCCTCGATCATGACTTGCTTACGCGAGTAATCGACAGCGGCAATCAGAGTTTTAAGCTGAGCTAAACGCGCCTTACTCATTCTGGCAACGATGATCGAAGAGCCGTCCTCAAAAGACAGAGTCTCACCAGGATCGAGAGGAAACGCTTTTGTTGCATCCGACGCCAAAATGTTATGCACCTTGAGGATCGAAATATCAAAGGAATTGACGGCAAAAGACGCGCCGGTGTGTATTTTCTGATCTTGACCAGGTGCATAAGCATTTGCTGAATATGAATCACCTGGACGAGGATAAGCACTAACACGTAGAAAATTACCTTCGACTGTATATAAAAGCCCCTTCAGAGACGTCACATATTCAATTGCCTCATCCCAGCTCACATCCTTCATTCGCATAGAAAGTGAACCACGGATATTCTCATCTAAAACAAGGTTCAAGCCGCGATAATCTGCCAAAAGTTGTAGTGCTGACGAAACCTGAATGGTCTGAAAATCAAAAGTCAGTTGCTGGGGAGCGGCTTCTGCTTGGGCAAAGGAAACAAAGAAAAATAAAAATGCAGCAACGTAGAGGCGGCACAGGGACTTAAGGGTATTCATGGGATGAGTTCCAGGGCACTGGTTGATTAATCGGGGTCGGTCTTAGCGCTACGCTAAAGACCACCCCCAATTAACCCACCTGTAATTGGGTTAGGTTTTTTTAATGACCAATTAGTAATCTTGAAGCCGTCAACCAAGCAATAAGCCTCGGTAAAATCCGGAAAATATCGGCAATGAGAAAAAGAAACGTACCGTGTATTTCCGTTGTTATCCGCTATTAGGGCAAGAGCCTCAGAAACCAGTTTTGAAGATGGATCGGGCTTCGACGGATGAATAAAGCCAACAAGACGCCAAGTGGTTGAGATTGGAGACTCAGGTGATTTAATAGGTTTATTGGACTTTGCCGTTGAAGTGATAGGTTCAGCCACACCAGGAGAATCCGAGGAAAAGAAACTTTTGACACCGTAGATACCTAAACCCATGAACAGGACAAATGCTCCCGCCGTTGCCCAAAGTCCAAATGAACGCAAGATACTTGCACGACCATCAGCAGCAGACTCATCACCGACTGCACCAGAACTAGACTGAGTAGCCGACTTGTAAAATACAAATACAGATGGCTTAAAGGTGCCGGCAGTAGTCCTGACGAGCTTAGACTTTGACGGAGCATCACCGGTAACAGCACCGTTATAAATATCAACCTTATACGTTTTCTTACTTAACTTCCTGATTCGGTAAGTTGTTTCAATAAGGAGACGAACCCAAGAGGAAATCTGAGCTAAATCCTGCGTAACCAGGACGACGCGCATAGAGTTGTTTTTATCGTCAACACGGTGCCTATGCTCAGCCAATAACGATTTATCAATAAAGTTAGCATGGTTTACATTCTGGCCTGCGGGCCAGCGTCTCCAGCATTCATCGATGATTGCAACACAGCCTGCCGGAAATAATTCGAATAAATCCGGATGTTCATACCAGTCGGCTGGCAGTTGAGTAATTTTTCCGCCAAAAGTAGCCAGTAAATCGTCAACAGACAAAGGAATATTAGTAACGACATGCCTATCTTGTTTGAGCGACGGAATAACCACATGTTCAGTTACACCGTAGGTCTTCCCTGCTCCTGGTTTGCCCACATAACCGTGAATAGCCATAAATCACCCAATCAACGGAATGCGACGAACAAGGAAGCGCAGAAGATAAGCACTCGTAACAACACTGATGCCAAATGGAACTTGCATGATATTCAGGAAATACCAAACAGACGGGTCAATTGCAGAAAATAGCTGTGCAGCACTTTGGATAATTCCAACAATGAAGCTAGTACTAATCAAATCAAGAAGAGCCTGATACAGCCAGTCTGCGATCGCGACTGGAATATCAGCGATGAATTGTAAGATATCTTGCAGTATAGATAAGAGCCAATTACCAAACGCAGACATAAATCCCTCCCCCAAAAACTTTGGTGGCTAAAATCAAGCGGACAGAAAGACACGCAGTGCAAGGAGGCTCCAAGCAGCCAAGAATACAGCACTTAGAACAGGCGAAATTGAAGCGAATAAAGCACAGTGCGCATCGAAGCTGACGATAGTTCCTAAAATGGCTATATCAGCAGTAGGACAGATACCACCAGAATTTGCAGAGGCAATATTTTCTTTAAACTCCGTCATGGCTTGACCAAAACCAGAGTCATTAAGGTCTACTTGCATACCATGAACAAAAGCCTTGTAGTGGACAGCGTTGACCTCACTATCAAGAACGGCATCTGCGTTTAACTGCCCGGGATTAGTGAAAGAGAGCTCCCCGTCAAAACCGGAATCGCCATTCCCACCGTTATTATCACCGCCTGTATTTCCTCCATCCCCAGGGTTAGGAGGGGTGCCATCGTCGCCGCCGTCGCTAGGATCAACAACGGGGTTGAGAGGATCTCCAACGGCTGGTGAGGTATATCCGGAGTCAGCACCGCATGACGGATTCGAGGTATTAAGACCCACGACGAAGTTACAAAAACCAGTGCTAGTAGAGCCAGAAGCAAAGTAACAGTTGGTACTAGTAACTGAGCTAGCCAAGTAAGAGCATGAATTGTGACAAATGTCAGAAGTAACAGAATCTTCTTTCCAAGAGACAAAGGATTTACCTGACGACTTAATAATTGGAGAGTTAGGGCCTCGTGACTCGACTGTTTCAGGGCAGTTAAGTTCTGCCTCTTTAATGATGCCGACTGTATTAGATATTACGTTGCCGTAAAAACTGTAAGAGAAACTGCAACTTGCGACAGCATCACTTAATAGAGAACACGAGCCCGGCGTGTAATTCACTCTAGTAGCATTTGTCTTATATTGGTCAGCCGCCTTTGTATACTCAACGATAAAAGATTCGGGTGAAGGTTGTGTGCCAGAGGCCGCACACTCTTTGGGAGTATTGGATAAGTGAGCGTTACCACACTTCCAGCCAGCAGAAGCTTTGGAAGAAAAGACAGCTAGAAACAGAAGAGGTAGTAGGTAAATAGCCTTCATATCACCACCCCGAAAAGACAGCGAACGAACAACCAGAACCAATGACGAACATGGCAAAGTAATAGAGCTGATCCATGTAGCGGCCTCAGAGTTTGATAAAAAAAGGGCGCCCGAAGACGCCCAGGTCACGCAGAGAGTTTGATTTATCCGCGAAGGAAACCAAGTACGATCTTCGCGCCTTTAATACCGGCATAAACACCGGCGAGGATACCGGCCACAGCCAGTACACCCACGGAAATGGTGCTAAAGTCGATCGAGGAAGTCAGCCCAGTGTAATCCCAGGCTGCTGCACCTTCAGCAGCGAAAACAGATGGAGCAGATACAGTAACGGCAACAGTAGAAATAGCTACAGCAAGAGACTTTTTGAACATGGGTAATCCTCAGGATTGTTTTATGAAATTTAAAATTGTCCGAATGCCCATAGACCCGACCATGAAGAACGCGACTAAGGTGAATCCGGCCCCAAATGCTTGAGCCAAAACCGTTGGATCAAGCTGAGACGGATCAAAAGGAGGCAAGTTATTGACGACCTCCCATGATGAAGAACAGACCGGAATACCACCCTCGGTTGAAATGTCGGATGGACAATAGAGGGTTCCAGACATTACGCAGGCTTTTGAGTTGTAGAAGCAGCAGGAGCACCGGAATTAACACGGCGGCCTTGGCGAGGATCAACTTCAAAAATAAGGCGATCATCACGAACTTGCGCAATCACATCACATTCATACTTTCCAGGCTGAGGAACCTGCTGAGGGGTTTCTGCGTAGAATGTACATTTCTGCGGGTATGGAATATTTGGCAAATGAGCGTACGCTTCAAACATGCAATATGGTTTGCCCGACTTCGCAGCTGTGCCGCTACGGTGATTACCAGTTACTTCGACCACAATAGTATTAGACATGATGATGCCCTTATCTCAATGTTGGAAAGCCAGGAGCGGTGCCGGGCTTACGGTATGCCCAACTGGGCGCAATGGCTTCAGGATTACGCCTGAAGGTTTTGAATTTTCGTGCAGCACGCTGACGGGTTACTTCTTGCTGAGCCAATGCAGATAAAAACAAGCGCATAAGACTATTAATCCCAGCACGTTCATCACATTGAGGATTGTTGAGAGCATTTAGAAATTCCATTTCAACTGCAAAGCGTAGATTTTGATAAGTAACCCTATCCATCAAAAACCCATCCATTCGGCAATACAGGTTGTTCCTGTTTCTTGACGCTCAACAAACCAAATGCGCTCAGGTTTAACGCCCTGCTCTTTTCGAGCCTCAACAACCCTAAGCGTCTGTTCGACCTGTTGAGCAAGAACAGGATTAATAAAAGAATTCTGTATTTGTTGTTGTTCAGCTAAGCGGCGTTTCTGACCACTTGTAAGTTGAGCGCCTTGAAAACTGACAGTTCTCACGCTGCAACCTGATGCAGATGATTAGGGCGCTGATACCAAGTTGGCACAGCCAAGGGACTTTTCGTTACTTCTCGACACTGGCGGACAAATACCGGTGCAAAACGACTGGTATCACAGGCGTTACGAATGTTGATCCCGATTTTGTTAAGACGAGCAGCATGAGTTTCAAAAGCACGCTGAGACAAACCGTGATGATGGCCACTCATCCAAAGTATGGCGTAAGAGGAAGTAGCATTAGCAGAAGCCCTGCCCTTACAAATACCATGTTCAATTAGTTTGTCAGCAATACTCTGAAGGTCCATTGCAGTCACCTTTAACTTTTCATCTATTTTTAGAAACTCACTGTGGAGTTCGGCTAAACGCCTTTCATCGAATAAGCCCCAATAGCAGAGGGCCTCACGTTGTAAATATTCGCTTTTAAGCTCTTGTTCCATGCGAACCACGCCTTCTTGTGCGCAGTAATTTTTAACTCGCTGAACGTATTTGTATTCTTCTGATCCCTCACCAAAGGTCCGTTTAATCTTTGGAAGGCAGTTCTGATCCATTTCAAAAGCCTTGTCATATGCCTTTCGATATTGGAGGCGTCCGCCTTTGCCATTTCCTTTGGACGTCCAAGCAACAGTGCGACCATTGGGATACAGAAAACCGATGGAGTGTCCGATTCGCTGGCTAGAAACACCGCGCAAATAGGCAAGAACATTGCCCTCCCCCAATGAAACATTGGTGGTCAGATCTATCCGTTCAATCTTTGCCCCATCGGCGATACGGTCGCCGGATTTGGCTCCTGACTCACCTTGGCGAATATCAATGCGAGTGCAGCGGGTAAAACCTGGGAGACCGTATTCACGTAAAAGTGCGTTGTATACCGAGACGCATTGCTCGATAGAGGTGAAACCGAACAAGTTGTCGAGCCGCCCTACCCGGCTGGGATTTCCTTCAACGCGGATCTTGCGACCCTGAACGTGAATCGTGACCGAAGTCGAAAAACTAGCCTCATGCTTGAAACGCGGCTGACGAGTGCTAAGGACTTCGTTTGTGTTGGCATCAATCGTCAGGGTAAACACGTCGCACACGACAGGTAGGTCATGGTCGTGCTCCTGCGATACGGTTAGCCAGTCTATGAACATCCGAGAGCCTTACTAACAAGTCTAAAGCGGTTAACTGCATCCAAAAGGACGGTATTCCGCAATGATAGGCGGTCTTCCGTTTGAGTCAAGTGAAAAAGAACGGTTTTTAGCTGATACTTGCTCTATAGAAACGGTAAACCGCATTCGGAGACGCAAAATGGGCATCGGCACGCGGATCAGGCAAGAGCGGCTCAAGCAAGGTCTTGAGCTGAAGGAGCTAGCAAAATTGAGTGGTATCCCGGAGCGGACGCTTGCAGACATCGAGCGTGAGGTTTCGAGCCCGCGAGCAGAAAACCTGAAAAAGGTGATTATCTCGTTGGGCTGTTCAGCTGATCAGATTATGTTCGACGACGACGAGCTCACCGAAGACGGGGACTTGGCCTTACTCGTGCGCGAATTAGGAAAAACTGAAGAAGAAACCCGACAGACAGTTAAGCGAGTAATCCGAGCAATGCTGGTTCAGGAGCGCGTCTTTGAGCTAGAGAAAATTCGCAACTTCGACGACGCTCACAGAGAAGAAAACAAGCAGCGGCAGAACCTCGCCATGCCATTGAAGCGCTACGAAAAAACGAGTAAGTGAAGTCGGAAACCGAAGAAGTCTTCGGTAAAGTGGGGGTGTAACAGCACCCCCACTCTCATCAGCCAGGAAACAGCAGCTATGAAATCTGAAGCGGAGCGGAAACGTAGGGACGAGGCAATTGCCCTTGTAAAGCTGCTGGCAATCAGTTCTGAGCAGTATGCGCAGGGAAAATATTGCTCAACAGACGAATTGAAAGCTCGTCTAAGGTTGTTTTCACAGCGGTCCGCAGAGAAAAACATAGACCAATAACGCGCTAGGAAATCGGACCTGCCGGGACCTAGTCAGCGGTAGCGCTGCACGTCACGGGACCGTGAAGGCTACGCGAACGGCCTGGAAAACTACCTGGTAGATCAGGGCGCGAAATGGCACCACGTCGACTACAGGCGATTTGAACGCGACAAAAAACCCCAGAGGTCTAACGGACGCTGGGGTTTTTCTTTGAGGAAAGATCGGCCGGCTTTGCCGGGTATCGGCGCGGAAATTCTAGGTTTCCACCATGAACAGGTTTAGCGCCTAATGCCCTTCGGGCAGGTCGAGGTCAGCAGGATTAAAGGGCTGATACTCAACTCACTGATCAGACCGTGAAAATACAGAAAGACCTGCTTCAAAGGTCCAATCACGAATCGTATCAAGGCATTCGCCTGCGTGATATTTCCACTGTTCAGCCTGATCAAGCCGTGAGTTTACTGCACTCAAAACCTCAGCATCTTCAGTGGTCACAAGCTGAGATTTTTTGGAAAGAACGTAGTGGTATTGGCACAGCTTAAGGTAGTGCTCCTGCAGCTCAGATATCCTGACCAATGAAATCTCGTGATCACCAGACATGGCCCGCTGAAATTGCATGTAGCTTTCCTCCGCATTCTTGGATTTATGAATCCAAAAAATACGAAATTCATTGAGTTTCCTGCCCTTTGCGTTCTTAAAAGCTTCAGCTACAGAAACGTCTTCCAGCGATTTTACTAACTCATCTTCAGTCATAAATGCCCTTTGAAAATTGGTGAGTAGCTCCAACTTCTGAATATAGAAGCCGCTGCAAAGGCAGGTCAACAATTGGAATTTTGGTTTATAGATAAAGAGGTATTTGATAGCAGATTTTGAAAAACAGAACGTAACCTGGTCAGCTTTTGCTATCAAAAAAGGAACGGCGAAGTCCTGAGAGATCGCCTTTATGTAAACGCTGAAAATCAATCAAAAACGCGCTTAACACTGACTCGCTGCTGATCTGGTGAACCGGCAGCCGCTTCCAAAAACTGAACGTCAAAAATCTGATAGCTCTCAGATTTCCCTGTAGGAAGACTTCGGACCACTGCGTCTTTAGGTGTCAGATCCTCGCTCGTAACTAGATACATTTCTGTGCCATCCACGCTTCCGCGAAGCTTTAAAACTGAACCGTCAGGCTTAGTGACAACGAAAACGTCAGGGTAAGCCCAGTCGTCTGAATTACTCAT